ATGGCTATTCGTAACGACAAAGGTCAGTTCGTCAGCACCCAGCAAGCGCTCGCCGCGGACCTTCAAGGCTTCATTGATGACTGGACGCACTGGGCCAAGCAAGCGCTGCGCGGCGGTGACAAGACTGAAGCCGCTCGCTGCATGGCCGAGGTTCGCGACTGCCGCCAGAAGCTGATCGCGTTGACTGCATGACGGACCTTTTCACTTCTGCCACCGCATCGGTGGCAGCGGGAAAACAACCCATCAAGCACGGAGCCTCAAATGAGCGAACAAACCCTTCAAGCGCTGCTTGCCGAGCGCGTCACTGCATACGCCCAGTCAGACCGCCCGCGCGAGCTGATCGACGAGGGTATCGAGAAGCTGTTCAAAGAAGTTGTTAGCGACACCTTCCGCTCCTATGGCGATTTCGGCGGAGCCATCAAGGAGGCTGTCAAGGCTGCGTTGCCGGCCAACGTCTCCGACGTGTTCGACCTTCAGCGTTACAACGCAGTAGTGGCGAATGCGCTTCGTCAGCGGTGGGAAGCGGCTGGCCTGGGCGCAATCATCTTGGAGCAGGCGGACAAGTCGATCACTGAGGTGCTTACCGGCGATGGCCTGATAGCTGGCGAGGTATCGCTGAAGGCCCTGCTCGACGAATTCATCGAGCATCACAAGGACAGCGCAGCAGAAGGCCAATGGGAGCGTCCGGAAATCCGTATTGAGGAAGGAGACGGCAGCTACTCACACAAAACACTTCACATCTACTTCGATCCGGAGCCAGAAGGCAGTTACCGGAGCAGCCACTACTCGTCATCCTCACGCAGCAACTACAGCCTGAAACATGCTCTGCACGTGAGCATCAAAGGCGAACGTGAAACCGGCGATCGCTGGAAACCAACCATCGCCTTTGGCGAGGTCTACAGCGCAAAGCTGGATGACAAAAAGCTAGCCATTAACATGCAGGTTTATTCGAAGTGGGAGCGCATGTTGGCAGCCCTGTACTTCGGCAACGCAATGCTTTTGATCGATTGCGATACGGATGACCTGAGCTACGGAATTTACGACTGAACAACCAGCGCCAAACGTGAGCCTCACGTTAACTGCCCGATCCTCTCTATGAGAGCGCATCGGACTGCTCTCCACCTTTCACGGCAGGCTTGAGACTGTTCAAGAACCTCCACCGGAAGCCTGAGAGCAGTCCGATGCGTACGAAGGCGCGGCCTAGCCGCTTAAACGCATCAGATCGCAGGAGAGTCAGCAAGCCTAGCATCGTGATTTCGGGTATTGACCAGCAACCATATCGAGCTGATCAAACAAAGAATTATGACGGCAATAGAAGCGGGCAAATGAAACTGATGCGCGCCAGCCAGAGCGAGTCCGGCATGGATAACGAATGTCAGCGTACCTAAACCAGCGCAGATCTTGGCAAAGAACGACGCGCGACTCGTGCCCAGTAAAACATGCCGATACCCAATCATTAACACGGGTATGACTAAGGCATTGAAGAGCAGAAAGCCTTGAACACCACCGGGCAAGAAAAACAACTCCCACTCGCGCCAAAAGGCAGCATCTATCTGATGAAGGACCAGTAAAAGCATCGTCAAAAAGTAGCTTCTTTCCATTTAAGCAGCCCCATAGGGAAAGTAATGATCATCCATGTATGCAGCGCTTGGATGATATTAGCTGCCAAGACAAAACGCTAATGCCCCTGTGCGCCTCTACCCGTCAGCACTCCTCCCCGCGCCCATCGGCAACCAGCAGGAATGAGGGCTGACGAATACAGGTGAACCAACGAATGGAGATAGTCATGAGCAAGCCAAATGGCGGTGCTGCGTTCCCAGGTACATACACCGCGCGCTCAGATCAAGGTCGCGGACCGGTAACCGAGTTTCACGACAAGGGCATGAGCCTGCGCGACTACTTCGCGGCCAAGGCCATGCAGGGAATGCTTGCGGTGCCAGACGATCAGCGTTACGGCGACCGCGCCGACAAGTCATTGACTGTCGAGCAATGGCAGCAGTGGTGCGTCACTGGCGTTGTTGAACACGCATATAGGGTCGCCGACGCCATGCTCGCCGCCCGTTCCGCCTAACCCCAAACACTGGAGGTCGCCATGAGCGACAAGAAATGCGAAGCCGATCATAGCTGGCGTCGTGTAAGCCAATGGCGCAGCGATCCGGGCGCCGTCAGTGGAACGGTTCACTACAGCTATCTGGAATGTCGGGCGTGTGGTGAAGAAGACCACAGCCATCCGAATCCGGAATCCTACGCATGTGAGCCTGAAGATTAAAACCCGCCACCCTGGAGGCAACCATGAACGCAGCATTGAAGATATGCCAAGAGCGTTACGACGCTCAGTTGCCTCCAGAGATCAGCGAGGCGAACCCGGAACAGGAATGGCTGGAACACTCGGCCGAGCAGTTGGTGTGCGGCATAGACATCAAATGGAAGCGCCGCTACGGCCAGCCGCAGGTGGTGACGTTCGACCGGTTCTGCACTTACCTGCAAGGCCACCTGAACCAGCGCCAGATCGACGGAATGGACCAGCGCGACTCATTCGCCAGACTGTTCCTGTCCTCGATCCTCGGCAGTCAGGCGGATTCGCGCGGCCACGCTGCTGACTTGATCGGCCAGCCACGCCCCATCGAAGCCGCCGAGAAGATCGCCACGGACCTGCTCAGGCCCTATGCCGAAGAAGCTGTAGCAGCGGAGCGGGAAGCGGCCGAAGACGACGTGGATGCCGACCTATGAGCCCGCACATCCTGATCGACGAGGCCCTGGACACTATGACCCATCCAGACAGCCCAGAAGGCTCTCAGCACATCGTCCTGAACATGATCACCAACATGCTCACCGGCAACGTGATCACCACCGAAGAGTTCAACCACTACTGTCAGCGCCTCCTGAAAATCACCAGGCAGCGCAAGGAGGCCGCATGACCATCATCGCCGGATCATTCAAAGGTATCGCCGAGGCCCTGAGAAATCAGGGTTTCTTGTTTCTGGCCGAAGTGAAATGGATCGAGCAGCCTTGCAAGTGTGCGGGCCGCTGGACTTGCAAGGTGGCGATGTGAGCGAGTTCGTAGAAGTGAAGACGCAAGATCTTGTAGGCACGGCACTGGAATGGTCTGTGGCAAAGTCCGCTGGCTGGGTCAACGCAAAAATCGTTACTCATGAAACCCCAAGCAAGACCTATTACGAGATCCGCACACCGTACGGCACGAGGCTTCAGCCTTCTCTTGATTGGAGCCAGGGTGGTCCATTGATCAGCCGCTGCGTAACTGCGCTGAACCAGTCGGGTACTGAATCATGGTGGGCGCATGCGGAGGGTCATTTGGGCACTGGCGAAACACCACTCCTCGCCGCCTGCCGTGCAATTGTCGCCTCAGTCCTTGGCGATACCGTCAGCGTGCCAAAGGAGCTTATGTCGTGACCAATTACCAAAGAGCCAAGCGCTACTGCTTCTGGCGCGGTTCTGCCATAGCACTCGCATTCTTTACTGTCGTGATGTTGCTCGGCGCGCTCGCTAATCGAATCACTCAATAGGTGGAAATCATGAATAATCACACGCCTGGGCCTTGGGTAATAATCCCCGGTGGTGACGAATGGTCTAGTGGACGAATAGCGACCATCGAGCCAAAGCCGGAAACCATGGTTGATACCAACTACTGGACTTTGGCCGAAGTGAATTATCGCCGCGACGAATATTTGGCCAACGCCAAGCTGATCGCCGCCGCTCCTGAGCTGCTGATAGCCCTCAGGCTTGCACTTGATGCGCTGGCCCACTGCGCGGCTGACAAGGGTTATCAGAGCCTCCAGAACAAAGCAGCCCACGCAGCTAATAGTGCCATCGCCAAAGCCACCCAATAACCCCCTTCACAGCGCCCCTCTCCGGTGGCGCGGAGAGATAGTCATGTCCGCAACCAACGTAGCCACAATCAAACAGAAGAGCCTGTCTGGCCGAATGGCAGAGCGTTTCGGCGTAGATCCTCAAGAAATGATGGCGACCCTCAAGGCCACGGCGTTCAAGGGTCAGGTCACCGACGCACAGATGCAGGCTCTGATGATCGTCGCCGATCAGTACGGCCTGAACCCATGGACCAAAGAGATCTACGCCTTCCCGGACAAGGGTGGCATCGTCCCTGTCGTCGGGGTCGACGGCTGGGCCAGGATCATCAACGAGAACCCAGCGTTCGACGGCATGGAGTTCTCGATGGACAAGGACGGCACCGAGTGCACCTGCAAGATCTACCGCAAGGACCGTGGCCACGCGATCAGCGCAACCGAGTACATGGCTGAGTGCAAGCGGGGAACGCAACCCTGGCAGTCCCACCCTCGCCGCATGTTGCGCCACAAGGCGATGATCCAGTGCGCGCGCTTAGCATTCGGCTTTGCCGGTATCTACGACCAAGATGAGGCCGAGCGGATCGTCACGAATGACGTTCCAGCGCCGTCTATGGATGCTGGGCCAGCCATAGAGACCATCCGTAACGCTCAGTCGATGGAAGAGCTGCAAGCGGCCTTCACGGCAGCCTGGAAGGATCTACCGACCGAGCGCGCCGCACTCACCAAGGCTAAGGACGAGCGCAAAAAAGAGCTGTCCGAGCCAGTCGATGCTGATTTCGAGGAGGTGCAACATGCAACAGGGGAGTGATGAGTGGATTCGCGCCCGCCTGGGCAAGGTCACGGCCAGCAAGGTAAAGGACGTGATGACCAAGGGTCGTGGCAAGGAACCATCGGCCACCCGCCGTAACTACATGATGGACCTGCTCTGTGAGCGCCTGACCGGCAACCAGAGCGGCCCTGACTTATCCCGCAATTTGGCAGTACAGCGCGGCACTGAGCTTGAACCGGTGGCCCGGTCGGCCTACGAGATCGACAAGGGGTTGATGATTCAGGAGGTCGGGCTGATCGAACACCCGGTTATCGCTGGGTTCGCAGCATCGCCGGATGGGGTTGTCGGCACTGACGGTCTGATCGAGATCAAATGTCCGCACACCGCTACCCACATCTCAGTGATCCAGGCCGGGCGCCACGACAGCCAATACGAGTGGCAAATGCTTGCCCAGATGGCTTGCACCGGCCGTAAGTGGGCGGACTTCGTGAGTTATGACGACCGCCTTCCAGAGGAACTTCAATACGTCTGCTTCCGGTATGAGTTCGACTTCAAGCGCGCCCGCGAGATGGAAGCTGAAATCAAGGCCTTCCTGGAAGAACTGGCCGACCTTGAGAAGGAAATGCGGGAGCGGATGAGGAGTAAAGCAGCATGATCAGCATCCTCCGTAACGAAGTGGAACGGCTGCGCCCTGCTCATGATGAGCTGGCTGCACAGATCGCCGAGTTTGTGGCGGCTGGTGGCGAGATAGAAGTGGCCGAGCCGCCACCGCCACCGAAGGCTGTCGTATATGTACCCCAGACGCCACCAGCGCCGAAGCCATTTGTTCGGCGTCGTGCTGAAACGCCTCCGCTGCCTTATGCACCACTCGACGCCAGGCACGACCGGCGCGCAGAGAAGGCCGAGCAGGCAAAGGCCTTGGCACCAACGCATACCCAAAGCGAAGTCTCGATGGCTCTCGGAATGACAAGTAGAACGCTAAGGGAGCTGGCCAAGGATTTTGGTTTTGAGTTCAAGCGTTCGAATCACGGCGGTTACAACGGGCCTGAGCGCAAAAAGGAAATTGCGGCGCGCGACGCCAAGTTCGCAGAGCGCATCAAGACCTTCAAGGAGCTTGGAATCACTAGGCGCCAGGTCTGCGGGAAGCTCGCCATATCCAACGCGACGCTGGTACGCATCCTGACTGAATACGGAATTGACTATCCGAAGGCATCTTTAGGGCGTCGTTCATGCGCCGCATAGCCCGCACCCAACAACGCAAACGCCAAACCTGGCTCGCACTGCCGGCCAGCGGAATAGAAGAGGTAGGCCATGGCTGCCGCGCAGAAAGAACGATCGGCAAAGACTGCGGCGAGGCGAAAGACTCGCGGCGAGGAAGAATTGCGACTCCACACCATGGCCGGCACCCGCCAAGCCCTGGCTGACCTGATGGCCTGGCACGGTATTGAGGAACAGGGCGAGGCCATGACCTTGATGATTCACCACCTGCACGGCCTTGGCCCCACAGGGTCAGCCCAGTTTCTCGATCCTCCGCGACACAGTTATGAGATGTCCGAAAACGTGTCGGCAAAACTGCAGCTCGCCTACAACCGAGAATCCCTTCGCATCTGCCACGACGAATAACCCACCCTACTCGCTGCATCCGGTAACGCGGAGGGCGGCGCCTGACTGGAGATACACCGTGGAAATAACTTACGGCTCAGTTTGCTCCGGAATCGAGGCAGCTACGCAAGGGTGGCACCCGCTGGGCATGCGCGCCGCATGGTTCGCCGAGATTGAGCCATTCCCCTCGGCGGTCCTGGCCCACCACTACCCCGACGTGCCGAACCACGGCGACATGACCAAGCTGGCCGCCCTGGTGCTAGCCGGCAAGATCCCAGCGCCGGACGTGCTGGTCGGCGGCACCCCGTGCCAGGCCTTCTCGGTCGCAGGAATGCGCGAAGGCCTCACCGACCCGCGCGGAGCCCTCACCATCAAATATGTGGAGCTTGCAGATGCAGTTGACTATGTTCGAGCCGGCCAGCGAAAGCCCGCCAGCGTCATCGTCTGGGAGAACGTCCCCGGCGTCCTCAGCGACAAAGGGAACGCCTTCGGATGCTTTCTTGGCGCGCTTGCTGGGGAAGACTGCGAACTGCAGCCTCCAGGGAAGAAATGGCAGGACGCTGGTTGTGTGTATGGACCCAAAAGAACAATCGCGTGGCGGGTCCTGGACGCCCAATATTTCGGCCTGGCCCAACGACGCCGTCGTGTGTTCGTTGTCGCAAGTGCTCGAGGCGGGTTCGATCCCACCGAGGTACTTTTTGAGCGAGAAGGCGTGCGCCGGGATACTGCGCCGCGCCGAGGCCAGGGGCAGGACGTTACCGGAACAGCTCCTTTCGGCCCTGCGCTCCAGTGCGGAGAAGGATGCGAGTACGTCTTTCCCGAGCAGTTAGGTGCCTATGGCTGCCCGAGCTGCGAAGGCGACTTCGGTCCAGCCGTATCTATGTTCGGCGGCATCCCCGCCTTCGGCGCCGGGCGCATGTCTGGCTCTATCGAGAAGTCTGGCACCCTCACCCATCACGAAGGCCGCAATGACCTGGACAGCGAGACATTCTTTGTTCAGGAAAAGCCGGTCAATGCACTCACCGCCAACGGCGTCGGGACATGCGGCGCAGACGACAATCAGGCCCAGGCCGGGCACTTGATCGCAGGCACACTCAACGCCAACGGCAAGGCGGCTGGCAGCGCGACCAGTCAGGACGCTGAATCTGGCCTGTTGGTGGTGCATGGTACGCAAGACCCCTGTGTCAGCGACAAGCTCGCCTTTGCACTGGGCAGGAACAACGGCCAGGAAAATGCAGTGCTGGCTTTCTCCTGCAAGGATCACGGCGCTGACGCAGGGGAGATCGCCCCCACCCTGCGCGCAATGAATCACTCAGGCAGCCATCCCAACGCCGGTGGTCAGGTGGCCGTGTGCATTACAGGCGACATCACACACACCCTGAAAGCTGAGGGTTTCGACGGAAGCGATGACGGCACGGGGCGGGGTCAGCCGATTGTGGCTGCTTTGTCTCCCACCTTGCGAGCGGGCAACATGCGTAACAACAGCAACCCGGCGACCGAGGCCGACATGCTCGTTGGCGGATCTCAGGTCCGGCGCCTCGTTCCAGTCGAGTGCGAACGCCTTCAGGGCATGGCCGACCACTACACCCTGATCCCCTGGCGCGGCAAGCCTGCCAGCGAATGCCCGGACGGCCCCCGCTACAAGGCGATCGGCAACAGCAAGGCCGTCACCGTGGTTCGCTGGATAGGCCGGCGGCTTCTGCAACAACTCTGAACTCCCCCACTCCACCGACCGGGCATGGCCCGGCAAGGTGCTTCCCATGATCCGCCAATACCGATTCAGCGAGCTAATGGCTCGACTGACCAATGACGAGTGGACGGTCATTCAAGATGCCCGAGGCAATTTTGTGTTTATGCCGGTTGCCTACAGAGGCCGTCGGTTGTGATTTCTGATTATTTGGAGGTGGGTCATGAGTGAAGTGAAGAGTTGCAGGGTTCTCCTGGTAATTGACGACAATCCGCTAAACAGCATTTGGACTCAGGTTTACAGATCTGCCGACTTCGACCGGGTAACCGCCGAGCGTGACGCCCTGGCCCAGAGCCTGAAGTTTGCAGAGGAAGGCTCCCAGTCATTTGCCGAGGAATGCGACGCCCTGCAACAGCGCCTGACCGCACCGGATGAGCGGGCGGATGTGCTGGAGGGGTTGTTGCGTGACGTATCCGAAAGCGTAACCGGTCGCCAAGGTACATTCGCCCGAATTCCTGCCGACTGGTTTGATCGAAGGGACGCCGCACTCAAGCCAGCAGAGGCTGCCAAGTGTATGGCTTGCGACGGCAAGAGATCAGTGTGCATTGATTGGGAATCTGGTGCCTGGACCGAATGCACTGACTGCGCAAAGTCGGCGGAAGGTAAAGATGAGTAAGGCAAAGCTGGAAATGGCATACCGCTCACTTGCCGCAACCGAGGCTCGTGAGTCCGTATTGAAACTGAGAATAGAGCGCTTGGGGGCCGACCTGATCCAGGCCAAGGAGGATGTCGCCAACAACCTGTCGGATGCAAACAATGGCGCATCGCTGCTTGAGGAGGTGCTTGAGTGGTTCGATGACGGCGTCGGGCGCAGCCCTGAGGAATGCAAGTTGATGCGCAGGATCGGAGACTGGCTGGGTCGAAGCGTTGCAGAAATCAAAGATAGCAGTGACGAGTGCGCCCATAGCGAGGCGAACAAAATTGGTTGCCCCGAGTGCGGTTCGTTATTCAAGCCGTGACCCAACTCCCCGCCTACTGCTGGTGCCTGCTGGTACTGGTACAACTGATTTGCTGAGGTGATTTATGAGCAAGGAAGAAATTCCAACTTGGTTCCCTGGTTGCGATGAACCGAAGACATTTGGCGATGCTCGTGGGCAGCTTGCTGATGCTATGCGGATTATTTGGGAAATTCGAGCGGGCATGAAGCCGCCAGTGGGCTGTCGCTACCGTCGCGATGACCACCCTGATCGCATTTGGACTTACCGCGAAGGTGTTGCAAAAACGCCATGGGCTGGCTGGGAAGTTGAGCCGCTCTATCTAGCAATATTTCCAGATGAGGTAGCCAAGCCATGACCACCAACCAAACGATTGACGGCGTGCCGCGTGCGTATGCGGATCTTGAGCGAATCAATATCCACGGCGAAGCAGATCGTAAGGGCGAAGATGGGAAATGGATCAAAACCTGGAAGGAGCGACAGCCAGGGAAAACCATCTCCCATCACTCAAGAGCATCAGGCCTGTGGAATAAGATCTCCGCCAGGTGCTTGGCCGTCGGTCAATACCAGCGAGGTAACGCTGCATATATCGGCACGACCAATGGCTTTGATGACTTTCAGCAGTTTGCCGAGTGGTGTAACACCCAGCCAGGTTATTCGTCGTTCGATGCCGAAGGCTTTCGATTCGAAATCGACAAAGACATCCTCGTTCCTGGCAACAAGGTCTATTCCGCTGGCACCTGCTGCTTCGTTCCAAAGCGCATAAATTCACTTCTAACGTCATCTACCGCCGCACGAGGCGAGTACCCGCTTGGTGTTTCCTATGTGAAGCGCCGCGGCGTGTTCATGGCGTACTGCAAGCATGGCGGCAAGATGAAACATCTCGGCCATCACGCCAGCGCGGCTCAAGCACATGCTGCCTGGCAAGCCATGAAGGTCGCCATCATCACCGATGCCGCTATGGATTATCGCGCTATGGACGGATCATCTGTACGCGTCTACGAAGCGTTGATGTGGCGAGCAGCAAGAATTGACCAGGACAAAAGGAGCGGAACCGAAACTCTGCAGCCCTGAGCTGAAACGCCTCAACCCCTCTCTGTAACCCCTCCCCCTTCAAAGTCAGCCGCTATAGCGGCAAGGACAGGTATCGCCCAATGGAAACTACAGACGCTGTAGAGATTGCTTTCGTCAATGGCGCGTCGGCAGCTTGCGGCTGCAAATCCAGGTTCAGCAGTGGCGGCGGCGAGTATTCGGACGTGCACTTCGTAACTCTGTGCGGAGAGCACAGCGGGAACAAGCCTTTCGGGCCGGTCGAGGTAAAGCGCGACGCGGATGGCTGGTGGTATCACCCAAACATTCCGAGTTTTGGAGATGGTGAAGACCCCGCCCCGTATATCGCTTGGACGAAAGAGCAATGCCTCGAGCTGAAAGGCTGGCACCTCGGCGACGAGCTGGACAGCCACCCTTGTGAAGATGGCGAGTGCCACTGCAATGGCTGGAACCCTGGATCGCCCGGGCCTGAGTGGTTCCTGATGGGGATCTTCGATACGGATGACGGCCCGTATGTCCAGTGGGCGCGCCGGGAGGTGACGCCATGATCGCCACCCTCTGGTTCGCCTACGTCTTCATCTACAAGGGGCCGAGGCCATGAGCAAGCGCCAACCAATGCAGCCGGTTGAAATAGCGGCTGATCGAGTCGTCAGGTTCAAGAAGAACCAAATCATCTGCGATATGCAGGAACTGTGCGCAAAGCACGGACTTGACCTGAACGACATCGCCTGTCGCGAATACTCGAAGGATGATCGCTCGCAGCTCATGCAGTTGATCGGCTACAGCGTTTCCGGCTATGGCGACCTCGACTGCTCTAGAGCTAAGCATGTCATGCGCGCCGATGAAAAAGCTGACGCCCTTCAAAACGCCGTACTTTCGAAGTAACCCCAATCCCCCTACATGCCTGCCGGTGAGCGGCGGGCGAGGTATTCCTGTGCTCAAACAAATCGGAAAACTCATCACTGAACCGTTGCGCAAGGGTGACAAGAGCCGGCCGCTGCGCTGGCGTATGGGAATGCGGCTGAACCACATCCACAACGACCTGCACTCCAAGCACCCGAAACTCTGGAACGCCATCGTGATGTCGGCCAGAACGCTTATCTGTAAGCCATTCGGCCATCGCTGGACCAGGTTTGAAGCGGTGAAGTACGGCGACTTTGGTAACTCCAGGACCTGCAAGCTCTGCCGCATCAGCCACGGGCAACACCGCGGCGTCGATACCTACCACGAAACCCATCGCCAGGGCGGCTGGAACAAGATCGCCAAACCCTAACCCACCTTCTGCCGCCCAGCGCGGCAAGGACACCACATGAAACCCTTCATACGTCCCCTGTTCCTGCTGGGCGCCGCGCTGTACCTGGGCGTCACGGATTACTGGTTTGGTCGTGCGGTACCGGCATTGCTCGCGACAGGAAGCGGCGCAGAGCAGATAGGCGCATTCCTCGGCACCGTAGCGTGGCTGCTGCTGACCATCGCTATCGCCATCTTCGCAGTGATCCAGTTCGTGAAGCCCTCTCGACCCACCAGCACCAAATAACCACAAGCCTGCCGGACACCGGCAAGGAGCTTTGTCATGTCTCGCATTGAAGAAATCGAAGGCTGGCATCTGGCTGATGAGTTGATCAAAGCCGGCCGCCAGATAGACCCGATCCTGGGTGGTGTAGAGCGCGTTATCGAGAACATCGAGCGCACTGCTTCGGTACGGCCGGAGAGCTACCGGGTGGGGATTCAGAAGCGCATCGAGGTGGAACGCCATGGCCTGCTTTGACATCCACGAACGCCGGCAGGACGGCAGCGTCGGAAAGCTGCTCGACGTGATCGACCGCACACCTGAGCGCAGGAAATCCGGCCTATTCATCGAATTCGACGGCGAGATGTTCCAGGTACTGACCGGCATCCGCAATTTTATCACTGTGACGACTGAGCGCTGGGCGCAGGTGTCGGGGAGGTAACAATGGAGCCTGAAGTAATCCACATCCCAGAGCTGGCCAAACTGCTTGGCCGCTCTGAGTCGTCTATTCGCAGCGCTCGCCAGGCAGGCGCATCGTGGCTACCCCCGTTCTTCAAGCAAGGTAGCAGGATATGCTGGCGCGTCAGCACTGTGAGACGGTTCTTGCAGGAGTACGAGGAAGGTCGGCACACCCCGGCGCGACCTGGGCGGAAGCGCCAGACACCACCGACGCTTTCCCGCGTCAGTTAACCGAGCTTGTCGGCCAGCGTATCCGGGCACAGATGGGTGTACCGTTTGAGCATCCCCATGGTTTTGTGTCCCGTGATACTGGCGGCCTCCATAATCGAAAGACCCTTTTCAAACAGGCGTGACGTACCCTCATGCCGCAGGTCATGGAAGTGCAGATCTTGCACCTTGGCTGCACGGCAGGCCCGGAGGAAATACTGGCTGACGGAGTGCGGGGCGAGGGAAAACACTTGCCCATCTATGCGAGCCGGAAGGGACTCAAGAAGCGCGCGTGCACGGATCGACAGCGGCACCAACCGGCGACTGCCGTTTTTGGTGTCTTCCAGTAATGCATGCTTTCCCTTGATGTGTTCGCGGCGAAGCGTCAGTAGCTCACCGCGCCGCATTGCCGTCTCGACGGCCACCTCAATAATCACTGGCATCTCGGCATGGATTTCTCCAGCGGCCTTGAGCACGGCCTTCAACTCGGAAGCACTTGGTCGGCGGTCACGCTCGCGGCTACCTTTGGGCATCCTCAACTTCGCCACCGGGTTGCTCAATCCCTCAATTCCCCAATCCTTGATAGCCACCGTATATAAATGGCTGATCAGCGCCAGAGATAGGCGCACGGTATTGGTCGAAGCACCTTCGGCCAAGCGCGCGTCACGGTACTCGGCCAGGTCGGACGACCGAAGTTCGGCCAACGACTTGCCGCCGTACTTACCATCGGACCACGTCTTGATTCGGGTCAGCTCCTGGCGCGCCCCCTTCTTCTGCGCAGATACTTCCCGTGCATAGCGCTCTAACGCCTTCGCGACAGTGGTGGCTTCCGCCTCCCTGGTATCGACGAAGCGCTTGCGCGACAT